TTTGATGATTGAATTAATGATTGCATCTTGAGATTATAATTAAGATGGCAAGCACAGATGATAGCCGCTGAGAATCTATTAGGAGACGCTTAGCGCTTAGTGTCCAGAGATCTTTTGAATGATTCAGGATGGTGTCTTGAGATACTAAACGGGGAGGGCGTCTGTGAAAAAACACCCCCTCTCGATATAGTAGGCAACCTGCTCTCAAAAAAAATCATGTTTTTTGAAAACCTTTTTTATTTCAGGTTCAATTCTCAGCTAACCATCTACATATGCAATCTAACATCGCTCATTATCTAAACTTATATCTATATCTGAAATCTAACAGCGTATTTTATCTATTTCCCCTGCTTTTTTGTTTTGCATCTAATTTGGTATGGCATTGATAACAAACACACTTCCAAGCTTTTGGATCATTTGATTTATAATCTTTAGGGACAAGTGTATTATGCATAGAGAATCTACAACCGTATTTTTCAAAATGTTCATTGATATTCATAAAGCATATTTCACAATACATCTTACCAAAATGTTTCCACGCCTTATCATGAAAATGAGTATATGATCCACCTCTCCAATTTGGAGCTTTTTCGCCAACTTTTAATCTAAACTTACTTCTATGTTGTTCAGAAAACTTTCGCCCTTTTCGTGATTCACTCATTTTCCTTTTAGATTCATCAGAAACTTTACGCCCTGTATTTATTTCCCTTAATTTGGTTTTAGTTTCTTCTGTACATATATATCCTTTGCGTGAATCACTTATTTTTTTCTTGTGGTCATCACTTAACTTAATTCCTTTGGTGTTATGGCCATTAATATACTTATTTCCTGATTTACATTCTTCCCCGCAACCACATAAACATTTACCCATATAGATTATCTCCTTTTTACATTTGTTCTGTGAGATAATCTTAATTGCTTAGTGTGGTTATACTAATTTAAGCAACATTCCAATATTCAAGTCGTTTATTTCTTGCATCAATAACTTTTTGTTTATAAATATCTATTGCTTTTGACATATTACGAATATTGTAATGTATATCATGGGGCGTAAAATTATAGAGCGAGAAATGGGGTCGATGATTGTTATATTCATTAACCCAATTTTGTATAGCTTCGCTTGCCTTTTCATATGAACTAAAACCTTCAACTCCAAAACTATAAATCAACTCTTGTTTGAGAGTTTTAAAAAATCTTTCAATGTAAGCGTTTTGTGTAGGTCGTGCCACCTCTGTATATTTCAGTTTTAAACCTATATCTTTGAAAAATTGCCTTGTTTTAATTGATTTGTTCGCTGACCCTTGATCCATTGATAATATAGGAGCATCATCAATATCAATATTCTGGTCCATAAATACTAAAGATAATAAATTCCTTATTGTCTTGCCATTAACTGTTCTTGTTACAGAGAAACCAAGCAAATATTTTGAAAAAGTATCAATTACCGCTGTAATATTCCATCTTTCATTATGAATACGAATATAGCTCCAATCCGTTCCCCATATCTGGTTCGGCCTGTATGCAAGATACTTAGGCTCTCTTGATGGAGGTGGTCTATTGTTCAATGCACATATCAAACCTTCTGTTTTTAAATAGTTATAGCAAGTTGTTGGAGATACAAACACATTATCAAATCTTAATTGACCTGATATTCTTGAGCATCCATATTCAGGTCTATATTTTTTCAATTCAACAATCTTGTTCTTTTCATCTGGTTTCAATCTCAAGGGTGATTGAGTTCTTGCATCTTCAGTTTTCTTCTTAAACCAATTATAGTATGTTGTTGAGTTCACGCCTAACAATTCAAATATTTTCAGCTTTGAAATTCCTTTGCTGTAATAGTGTTCAGTCAATCTAATGATCTCTGCTTGTTGTTCCTTAGTGTAAGAGGCATGTTTCTTTCGGGTAGCCAGCCCTATTACCTCTGCTCTTTTTTTAACAAAAATATCTCCTGACTTTGAGAAACAATAACTTCTTTCAGTTCTTCAAGTTCCCTTCTGAGTCTTGTTATCTCCCTCTCTGTTCTAACAACAGCTGGTTTATTCAAAAACTTTTCTGAATCATTAGCTATTGCAACTCTCCAATCATAAATTGTTGATAAATGAATATTGTATTTCTTTGCTATTAATCCAAAGTCTTTAGCTTCTTCGGCCTCTCTGCATATCTTAAATTTTTGTTGTGGTGTGTATCTACGCTGCTTTTCACTTGGTTCAACTGCGGTAATGGTTTGAACTGACATGGCAAATCCTTTCAAATGGGTTGTAAGTTACTCAATTTTAAAGGAATGGGCGACTAAATGAAACAAAAAAAGGGGTATTTTCCGAGAGGAAAACCCCTTTTTTCAGAACTTTAGGAACTCAGATGCTACTTTTTGTCTTGAGTTACCTCGATGCCCCGGGAAGCCAAAATCTTGGCGAACATGTCAGTTTTTTTCGCCCGTTTGTTGGGACACACTTTGCCGCCTGACATTTTCCGAAGTCGCGCCGCAGCATTTAAAACAGTTGTGTTTTTTACACCAAATTTTGTGGCCATTTCATCAATTGTAACTTTGCCCCAGTTGTCGATCATGAAAATAGCGTTTTCTTCGGTCAAGCTACCACGTTCTTGTTTCTCGGTTTTCTTTGCAGTTGCCATTGTCTTGATCCTTTCATGTGTGTTGTTGATGATTCATTAACATCTTGATCAATATATATAGTTAACAACTGAGCAAATCAATATCTATTAGCCTCTCAACTAAAATAGTTTAATTCTTGTAATCAATTCCAGTATCACGCTTCAACTCTTTTAAGATCAATAATCTAATGTAACTTGATAATGATCTATCGGACTTTTTCGCGGTATCTTTAATAATTTCTCTTAATTTTTTATCAACAACAATTTGAATGATACACTTTTCTTCATCTGACATAACTTTAATCCTCTCAAAATACTAACTTCATGTCTCTTTATATGTTTATTCTCAATTCAATCTCAGTTTAGTTCGCGACATAGACCCACACCGAGAACAAAACAATAAAACCATTTATATGCGGGGAGTTATCTATGCTTTTTGGGGAATATGATCTCAGCGAAGAGATGAAGAAAGTTCAATCTGAGATTGACAATGTTGCAAAGGAAGAAACCAAAACTCCCCCAGGCAAACCAACAGGCAAGATACATAAAGATAAGTATGAAGTGTTTTTAGATGATGAAAACAAGGAGTTCTATTTAGATAATAATGGAACTAAGCGTGATCTAAATGGCCGCTTAATGAAAGGTCATAAACAATTACCATCAATAAATCCTAAAACTTCAATTGTCAGAAACAAAGCTGAATTAAGAGATTACTTAAGTTTGCGATTAGGCCCTGGTGGTCATAGAATGATGGATGTTCTTATTAGAATGGCAACATATAATGTTGAATATGAAAGAGAACTACATGAAAAGAAATATAAAGATAATCCTGCCGCGCCTAAGTTTGTTCCTTTATATAAACCATTTGAAGTCATAATGGCGGCAAAATTCATAGCGCCCTACTACGTTGGACTTGCTTCTATTAATATTGAAAAAACAGAAAACATTACAATCGAACATAAAGTTTCGGATATTGCAAAGTTAGTTCAAGAAAATAGAAGCAAACTTAAACTAATCGATAATACTAAGGAAGATGTAATTGATATTAATACGGATGAGGCGATAAACGAATAAATGGAAGTCGAAGATGTAACTAAAGAAGATCTAACCGCTCTATTGAATCTTTACTATGATGATCCTGCATTATTTGCAAAGCAAGTTTTGAATATCGAATTAGATGAACAACAAATCTACGTTATAAATACCCTATACAATGGCAAGAAAAAAACAACAGTTAGGGCGGGTGTAGGAGTTGGAAAAACAACTGCATCTGCTGTCCTCATATGGCATTTTCTAATTACAAGATATGATTCGAATGTATTTATTACTGCTCCTGGTGCTGGTCAAATTTCTGGTGCTCTATGGCCGAAAGTCAGTGAACTATATTATAAAATGCACCCATTTTTTAAAAAGGACTGGAATCTTTTAGATAAAAAGATTGTAAATGTAGAAAGAAGAAACTGGTTTTGTATTGCAAGAACAGCAAGACGTGAAAACCCAGAAGCAATGCAAGGCGCGCATAATGAAAATATGCTCTATATAATTGATGAAGCATCAGGTGTTGATGATGATATTTTTAATGTTATTAGAAGAACAATGACGCAAGATAATAACTACATTTTTTTAATTGGTAATCCAGATAGAATTTCAGGTTTCTTTTTTGAATCTCATCAACCTAAATTTGCAGAAATTTATGATCAATTGCATATGAGTGCTTTTAAGTCAAAATTTGTATCAGTAGAGTCAATTAAAGAAAAGAAAATTGAATATGGAGAAAATGACAGTAGATATAGAGTCAGTGTTTTAGGCGAATTTCCTACTAATGAAACAGATGCCATTATTCTTGCTGAATGGGTAAGAGATGCAATGGCGAGAACTGTTGATAAAACAGAAGGCGAAATATATTGGGGTATTGATATAGGGTCAACAACCGACCCATCAATATTGATCAAAAGAAAAGGTAACAAAGTTTATAAAGATATTAAAGAATGGCGTGAACGAGATACGATGAAGTTAGTTGGTCGAATAGTTAATGAATATAATAATAGTCCCGATTTTTTAAAACCAACTGCCATATTTGTTGATGCAATCGCATTAGGAAAAGGTCCATTTGATCGATTAAAAGAACTTAAACTACCTGTAGTAGCTGCTATTGCATCAAATAAAGCGAAAAACAAAAAGTATTATCTAAATGCAAAAACGGAATGGTGGTTTGCTATGAAAGATTGGTTCCGCAATGAGCAGCCAGATATTCCAAATGATATAGAACTTGCGGAGCAACTATATACAATGCAAAGCGACTTTCATTCAAGTGGTAGGCATATGGTCGAAGAAAAATTTCAATATAGAAGACGCATGAATGGAAAATCATCTGACAAAGCTGACGCACTCGCCATGACATTTGCACAAAAGAAATCTGTAAAACCGAGTGAGTCATTGTTCTTTATTTAGTAACAAAATCATATAGGGTTCGACGGACGCAAGAGGGAATACTTAGACTATTCCCTGCCCTAAATTCTCGTCTAAGGAGATCTAAAATATGGATTTATGTCAATGTGGTTGTGGGCAAGAATGTAAACCGGGAAATAAATATATTAATGGTCATTATTGGAAAAATAAATCTATTCCAGAACATAGTAAGAGAATGAGTGGTGTTGGAAATCCAAATTTCGGAAAGACACATTCTGATGATGCAATCTTAAAGATTAAACAGGCAAATATTGGGAGAAAACATACTAAAGAAACAAGAAAAAAAATGAGCAGATCCAGGCTTGGCGATAAAAACCCAATGTTTGGAACATCAAGGCGCGGAAAAGATAATCCCAATTGGAAGGGCGGTATTCAAAATGATGAATATTGCATTGTATTCTCAGATCAAGAATGGCGAACATATATTTATGAAAGAGATAACTATACATGTCAACATTGTGGTTGTACAGAACAATTGAGTTTAAAAGTGCATGATAGAAAACTTGTAATTCATCATGTTGATTATAATAAAAAGAATTGTGTTCCATGTAATTGTATAACGGTATGTAGTAGATGTAACACAATAGCAAACGGACACAGATGGATGTGGGCATTAATTTATCAAAAGAAATTAGGGGCTTTATAGAGGGTAATTAAATAAATGGCAAAAAACCGTAATAGTCGAAAACAAATTAAAACAACTCCAGGTAAAAAGGACTGGACCGACAGTTGGAAACGCGGAATGGAAAGTAATCTCTTATCAATAGGGATGTCTGGAAAATCTGTAATTGAACCACAACGAGATTCGAGCATCATTTATACATGTTTGAAAATCATATCTCAAAACTTTGCTGCTGTTCCTACTGATGTTTTTTTATATGACAAAAAAGTAACAACTCCAGATGATAATGTTGTTAGATATTTTAAACGATTAAACTACGAGTTTTGGGAGAAACTATCTTTATTGTTTTCTCTACGCGGCGAAGTCTTTTTATATATACCAGAATCTGAGGGACAGCGAGCGAAAACTAATTCAATGCCCGGTGCACTTGTTCCTTTAGATGGACGAAACATGAAAGAAATTTTAAATGATAATAGAGAGCTTATTGGGTGGAAATATAATCAAGTTCCATTAAGTTTTGATGAAGTTATTCATATCAAAAATTTTAATACTGTAAATCCATATAGAGGTATGTCTCCTATTCTTGCTTTGCAAATGTCATTAGATACAGAAAAGTATTCGGAAGAATGGAACAAGAACTTGCTTGGTAATGGAGCTACGCCATCTGGTATTATTACACTTGGTGAAGAACAACCATATGATGATGATGAAATAAGAAAATTAAAATCACAATGGCAAGCAGAACACGGTAATAGAACTCGTAAAACCGCTGTTTTAAGCTATGGTATGTCGTACACGCCTATATCATTGACACAGCAAGACATGGACTTCATCAATGGTCGTGCATTTAATAGAACTCAGATTATATCTGCCATGGGCGTTCCGGAGCCACTCGTCAACTACGACAGCAAAGGCGTATATGAAACACTTGTTCCAGCATTAAGAACATTCTGGACTCAGACAATTAAACCTATAGCGCATAGATTACAACAGAAATTGAATTATGAATTACTTGATAGATACGCCCCTGGTTATCAAGTCAAATTCAATTTTGATAATATCGTTGAACTTCAAGACGATTATTCAAAGAGATGCGAGCAGGGAATCAAATTACAGATGCTTGGTTTCCATCGTAATGAAATCAACAAAAATTTGAACTTGGGGTTTGAAGAATCTACAGACGGCAACACAAGATATATTCCTTCAAACTATATTCCTGAAGATATGCAGTTGGAGGAAGTTCCATCATTTAATGAATCAAACGATAAAAAAGCTACAAATATTGTAACTAAAGAGACAAAATCAGCAAGAGATAGACGTATTCAATTAACTTTTGAAAGAACACATACACAGTTAGAAAAACAGATGTATTCTAAATTGAAAAAGTATTTTTTCAATCAGAGAACAACTATTCTAAAAGCTGTTTCTTCAATTAAGAAAACCACTCTTGAAAACATTCAACTTTTGAATAGTATCAATATTTGGGACGCTGAAAATAAGAAACTTGTTCAAACCATTACCCCTTTATTTGTGGAAACCGTTAAAGCAGGTGGTCAATTTGCATTGAATAATCTTGGATTTGCAGAGCGTGAATATATTCTCAACACACAAATAGTTCAACAAAGAGCGAATCTAATTACAGGTGTAAATAAAACAATCTTTAATCAAATCAAGATGGAAGTTAATGAAGGCATTAATCTTGGCGAGACGATTGATGATATTACTAAAAGAATTAAGGATGTTTATAACACTGTAAGTTCAAGAGCGAGAACTATAGCAAGAACAGAAGTTACAGCAACTTTGAATCAAGCGAGTTTATCAGAGTATGAAAAGAACGGTGTTCAACAAGTGGAATGGATTGCAGCTATGGACGAGAAAACAAGAGAAGCACATGTTGAAAATGCAAATGCAGGACCAAGAAACATAGGCGAAGCTTTTCCATCAGGAGAAACATACCCCGGTCAAACAAGTCCGAATTGTCGCTGCACAATTTCGCCATATATCTCATAATTCAAATGGAGTATCAAAACAAATGAACAAACCAAATAAAGTTTTTCAAAATATAACAGTCAAAACAAAATCAACAGACGAAGACAAACGCGAGATTGAAGCTATTGCAAGTGTTCAAAAGAAAGATAGAGATAATGACATTCTATATCTTGATGGATTAGATATTGCAAATTTTAAACAAAACCCGGTCATTTTGTGGAGTCATGATTCAAGTCAGCCCCCAATTGCACGCGCTACTAAAGTTTGGGTCGAAGGAAAACAACTTAAACTCAAGATGCAGTTTCCAACAAGTGAAGAATATTCATTCGCGGATACAATCTATAAATTAGTTAAGGGTGGTTATATAAACAATTTGAGCGTTGGATTCAAACCGGATTATGAAAAAACATCATTCAATGAAAAGAATCGCGGTTATGAATTTAAAGCTGCTGAACTTCTTGAAGTTTCAATTGTGAACATTCCAGCAAATTCAGGCGCAAAGATTATAACAAGATCGCTTGATGATGCTGTTAAATCAAATGTGATTGATGATATTGAACGCAAGGAAGTTGAATTGATGCTTAATGACTTGAAAGATGTTGAGCAAGTTACAACTGAACAAGAATCTCAATCTGAAAAAATCGCAGAACAAAATATCACAAACAAAGATAATGAAATTGAAACTCTAAAAAATCAAATTGCAGAGTTGCAATCTCAAGTCAAAAGTTTAGTTAATAAATCATCTGAGGCGGATACCACTGACGATGATCTTTATAACTGGGTGTTTGAGGAGAATCTGGACTTCGTGTCTTCTAAAGATGACTCTAATGAAACAGACGCCTTGATTGAAGAAGTCTTAAATGACTTAGGTATCAACGAATAAACATAGAAAGCAACTATTAACATTTAACCATAAAGGATGGTGCTCAATGTAGTTGTTTATAGGATTTAAAAAAATGGATAAATTAGATTTATTGGCTCAGAAATTAGCTGAGAGAATGGACGCAAAAGAAGCTGCTAAAGCTGTTGAGACTGAAAAAGATTCAAAGATTAAAGCTCTTGAAGATAAAGTTGCAAAGCTTGAAGCTACTCCAATTGTAAAAGAAGGTTTGCGCGGTTCTGGTATTGAAGTTGGTTCTCCTGACGTTTACAAAGGTATTAATTTCAAAATTCAGGGCAAAGATGCTCCTGCTTATTTACCAAAGAATGAAAAAGACAGAGATTTAGTTGTAAAGTTCATGATTGATACATTCTCAAAAGCAAGCAAGAATCCAATGATTCAAAAAGCTGCTATGCAAGAAGCTACAGCTGGAGAAGGTCTTGAATATGTGCCAGAACAATGGTGGGGAACAATCCTTGAGAAGGCGACTGAATTGTCAGTAGCTTTGGCTGGTTGTTCAAGATACCCGATTGTTGGTTCAACTATGCATATCCCAACTGAAGGTAATGGCGTTACATTGACATATGCTGCTGAAGAATCTGCTTCTACAGAAAGTAATCCTACTTCTGCTGATGTTGATTTGACCGCAAAAAGATATGGTCTATGGGGCACTATTTCACAGGAATTACTTGATGATTCAATGACCGACATGGTTTCTTTCATCAATAGATTGTGTGTTAAAGCTCTTTATACCAAAATTGATGATCTTGTTTTCAATGGCGATGCATATGCATTTACAGCAGCTCTTGGTTGTGGTTCAGTTGACGAAACAATTGCAAGTATTGCAGATATCGCTTCTCAAGATTATTTCAATGTTGCTTACAAATTGTCAAAAGCGAAACGTAATGGTGCAAAGTTCTATATGTCTCCTGAACTATTGGCCAGATCAATCAATTTGAAACATGGCGATACTTATGACAAATTGATCGTCAATGGCAAGATCGCTGGCGTATGGGACATTGAAGAAGTTGATGCTATTGCTGGCGTTGATTCAACAGCTACAGATGTTGCATTGTTTGGTTCCCTACAGAATTATGCTCTTGGTATTCGCACATTGAGCGATTCTATTCAACTTAATCCCTGGGGTTCCGATCAGTTTAAGCAGCACCAGGTTCTATTCGGCTTCTTTGTAAGATTAGCTGGCGCTCCTGTTTTCACAGATCATTTTGTGAACATGGTTACTGCTTAATCTGTAATTAATTAATAAACCTGTAAAGGGATTCTCAAGAGATTGGGAATCCCTTTTTGTTTAGAGGAATACTGAATGGCAATTCTATCTGCAAACGCATTATGCACACTTGATCAAGTTCAAGAATACTTTTTGATGAATGTAGATAGTTCCATTCCAACATCCTCATTTATTAGCGATCTATTAACTGACTTGATCAATCGAAAGACTGATCAATTTGAAAAATACTGCGGGATTACATCATTTAAAGCATCAACATTAACAGAATATTATGATGGTAATGGATCTATTTATTTATATCCAAAACATACTCCTATCAATTCAGTTACATCAATTCATGATGATTATGACTGGATTTGGGGTGCTGGTTCAATTATCGATGCAGTAGATTATAGAATTATCGGCGGCAAATATATAGTTTGTAAAGCGGGTTTCTCAGAAGGCAATCAAAACATTAAAATAGTTTATAGCGGTGGATATACATCAATTCCCGGCGACTTGGTTCAATCGTGCATAGAAGAAGTGGCGGTTAGTTATAATAAAAGACATATGATCGGAGTTTTACAACAGTCAATGAACATGACTGGTTCTGTTTCATATCAAGAAGCTGGTTTAATGCAATCAACAAAGGAAGTCTTGAATAGATATAAAACAGTAGGTGTAATCTAAATGATTAGTTTGAACTTAAAACTTGATAAAGAATCCCTTGATTTTCTAAAGAACTTTCCTGACAGATTCAAGAAGTCTCTATTAAGCGGCGTTAGAAAAGCTATGTATTATGCTGAATCAAAAGCTAAAAAGTCATTTGGACAAGCTGGTAATCTTAAAGTCAGAACTGGTTATTTAAGAAACACAATTACAAGCAATGTTCAACAAGTCAGCGATGGAGTTGAAGGAACATTATCAAGTAATGCGGTATATGCTGCAATTCATGAATATGGTGGAACTATCAAACCAGTTAATAAAATGTTTCTTAAATTTGAAACTACGCAAATGATATTCGCCCGACAAGTTACAATGCCAGCAAGACCATTCTTAGGACCAGCTATCGAAGAAGGCATGGATAAGATGGAAGACATTATTGAAAAAGAGATTACAGAAGAGGCACTTAAATAAATATGCAAGAAACTAAATCTTGGGAAATTATAAACAAGCTTAAATCTGACTTGAAAAAAGTGTCTAAAAGCAACGGTTATTATACGGACATTCTTGAAATTAAAGAAGGTGCATATAATCCAGATGAATTTAAAGCTATGCCTGCAATGTTTTTCATGGAAGAAAGCGACAACACATTAGAAGCTTTAATGGGTAATAGATATGTTCAAGATTTAAGAATATTAGTTAGATTACATGCGCGTAACAATACAATTAACGATACAAGCATAATTGATCGTTTTGAGTTTGATATTAAAAAGTTTCTTAGAACTGACTGGACATTCAAAGCGGATACAGATTTAGAAGAAGAAACAAAAAAATTTAAAGGTGGTGGATCAATACCACTGCTATTAACCGAGTTTTATTTCACTGTAAAATACACATTACAATTTTAGGAGTAACTAAAAGATGGCAACAAAAAACGGAACCAATGCTTCTGTAAAAATCGGGGATTTGTTAGTAGCTGATATGGCGTCTTGGTCCTTTGATGATAATAGACCAGCAATTACAGCGCCTATATTTGGCGACACTGATCAAAAAGTTCATGGTTTGGGAACAAGAACTGTATCTGGTTCTATCTCTGGTTTCTTAAATACCGAAGATTCGACGGGACAGAGCGTAATTCAACTTGCATATGAGAACGGAACTGCATTGACAGATTTCCGTCTATATATTGATGATACAGATTATTACACTGGCGAAGAAGTTTGGGTAACAAGTTCAAACAAATCAGCAAGTCCGGGCGCTGTTATTCCAGTAGCTTTCAATTTCACAGTTTCTGGCAACTGGACATTAACAGAAGGATAATAATTGAGACAATTAAATATAGATAACACTAAAGGGAAATGGTTTAAGTTTAAAGATGATGTTGAACTGCATATTAGACCTTTCCCGTTATCTTGTGGGATGATTTATCGATCATTAGACGTTAAGATATTTGCCGAATATAATCTTGAACAATTCAAATATTGTGTAACTGCTTGGAAAGGGTTTGTTGACGAAGATAATAAAAATCTTGAATGTAATGATGAAAATAAAAAACTCATATTTGATTATGATTCTGAATTAGTAACTTATGTTTTTGAGAAAATCAATTCATTCAATAGTAATCTTGTAGAGCAAAAAAAAACTTAACTGACTACGCGAAGTTTCTTTATAGAAAAGACGTTATTGATTGCCACACTTGCATTTCAATGCGTCAAAAAAAGAACTTAAAACCAAATTGCTTAAAAGGATGTCCGCGTGAATATGTAAGGCTGGACCCTTCGAATTATTATGTGGTCGGTTTAGTTGAAAACTATTTAGGTGTATTAATTACAGACGGCAAGATAAATCCTACCGGCATCGATCTAATCTTCAAAATCGAAAACATCAATCCCACCGAACAAAAAGACCTTACCAAATTATTAATCCTGTTTTTATCAACAGCTATAAATGAATCAACTAAGAAAATAGAGGAAAACAATTAATGTTAAAACTTAAGAAAAATATTTTAGATGGTAAATGGTTTGATTATACACAAGATTCTTGTGAACTCAAATTTTATATAAAACCATTATCCGTCGATCAAATTATGAAACTTCAAGATAATGAATACATAAAAGATATATTTGATAAAATTCTAATAGATTGGAGTGGTGTTATTGACGAAGAAGGTAAAGAGTTGAAATGCATTAAGATCAACAAAGATATGCTTTATGAATCATATCAAAATATAGTCATGTTTATTGTGTCAAAATCTATTGAATTGAAAACATCATTAATCAAAGAAGTTAATGATATTAATATAAAGTCAAATGAGGACAAATAATTGGCCAGTAAGGACTTAACATTAACGCTTAAAGTAAAGGATGATGGTAGTGCAGTTGTTAATAATGCGTCTAAAAAGATGCAAAATGATTTAGGTAATATTGATAAGAGCACAAAAAGCACCACAACTTCCTTTGGTAATTTAACAACAAGTGTAACAGGATTTGTAAAAGCTGCTGGTGCTATTACTGTTGTAACTGCTGCGGTTGGTTTGTTAGCGCAACAATTCAAAGGGTTTATAAATTATGCATCAGCTCTAAAAGATGTAAGTGAAAATCTTGGTATCGCTGTTGAAGTCCTTGATAAATTAAAACAGGCTGGTGAAAGCGAAGGTGTTGGTTTTGATCAAATAACAGGGTCAATAGAGAGATTACAAAAAGGGTTATATGATGCAAGACAAGATGGAATACAACCTTTAGAACAAGCATTTCAAGCTCTTGGTATTTCAATGGATGGAATATCTAAATTAGATATTGTTGATAAACTGAAAATGATTGGTGTGCAACTTGGACAAGTCAGAGATCAAAACGATAAAGTTGCAATCACACAAGAAATATTTGGTCGAGCAAATGTTGATCTTATCCGCGTTATTGAAGAGTTGGAAGAGAAATTAAAATCTACATCCACAACTATGACAACAGAAGCTGCTACCGCTGTTGATGATTTTCAAAAATCGTGGGTTAAGTTAAGTAATAAATTAAAAGAAGATATATTACCTGTATTTACAACCATTATTGAACTTATTAATAAATCATTAACTTTGTTGGATAAATCAAGAAGCAAGGTAGATCAACACCGCCAATTTTTTGCTGATCGAACAAAAGACGATGGTAATACAAGCAATTTTAATGTTCCACCTTCTATAGCACCATTGGGATTAATTCCTCCTATCAATGCTCCTGGATATAAAACAGCAGATCAAATCGCAAAAGAAAAAGAAGA